AAAGCTTTTGGTAAGCAGAAAGTAGGTTTCTATGGGGGAGGTAAGAAGCAGATTTGCGATATTACAGTTGGTATTGCTGCTAGCATCACTAAACATATCGAAGATTTCAAAGCCGCAAATCTTGGACTCATTATTCTCGATGAAACTCATCATACTCCAGCAACAACGTTCTATGACATCTCCTATGGACTTGCAGGAGTTGGTAAGATATTTGGACTCACTGCGACAGATTACAGAAGCGATGGCAAAGATATAATGATTACTGCCGGATGCGGGTCATGCATCATTAGGCGCAATATCAAATGGGGTGTAGAACACGAATGGCTTGCCCAACCTTTCTTTATAGTAAGAGAAGTTGATACGGGCGGGAAAGAGTTTGCAGATAAATTAAAGTCCTATAAAGAACATGTACTTAACAATACAATTATGAAGACTAGGATTGAATCTGATGCCCGTACCATGATAGCCGCTGGTAAGGCAGTTCTAATTCTAGTAGATGAAGTTGCCCATGGTGAGGAATTATCAAAGAATCTTGGAATTCCATTTGCTACAGGTAAAGACAAAGCATCTCAAGACTATGTAGATCAACTTAATGCCGGAAAGATCCCAGGATTAGTCGGGACAGCAGGGAAGATTTCTGAAGGTACAGACACTCAAAATGTGGATGTGTTGATCCTAGCTGACTTTACAGCCTCTAAAGGGCCAGTTATACAGGCAGTTGGAAGGTCCCTAAGAAAGCAGGGAACTAAGACTAAAGCACTAATACTTGACTATATTCCTGTAGGTTCGACTATGCTAACTAGACATGGATATGGTCGAGTATCATATTACGAAGAAATCACCTCAAATGTAAAGGTAATTACCCTATGATGAAGTCTAAAAAAGAAGAGATAATGAATAAAATTATGGATAGGGGAGGACCCTATATTAGTTTACCTTATAATTTCGCACAGGAGCACGGTACTGTTATGCATTCATTAATGATGTCAATTCAATATGCAGTTCAACAACACGTAAGAGATATTGCTAAAATTATAGTCGATGATATCTATACCAATGAAGAATTTGAACAAGACATTGGTTTAACTAAATAAGTATTAATATTAGGTTTATGAGACAACCTAATAAAGCCACTATTGAACTTTTAAAAAGTTTCGAAGGATTGAAGTTAGAACCTTACCTAGATAGCGCTGGTATTCCTACCATTGGTTGGGGCACCATTATGTATCCAAACGGGGTATCAGTAACTATGGATGATCCTACTATCACTGAAGATCAAGCTCAGCAATACTTTGAGTTCGAAGTTGGGAAGAAAACAGCCAGCATAGAACAGATGGTAACAGTAGACGTCAATGATAATGAGTATGGGGCTCTTGTATCTTTTGCATATAATTTAGGACTTGGTTCATTACACGGGTCTACCCTCCTGAAATTATTAAATTCTGGACAAGATAGGAATGTTGTAGCAGATCAGTTTCTTCGCTGGAATAAGGCTGGAGGAGTTGAAGTTGCAGGACTAACTCGTAGGAGACAAGCTGAGCGCGCTCTATTTCTACAACCTATGGCTGTCTGACATAATTCCAGATGAAAAAGCTTTCTTAACTCTGTTCCTCTAAAATAACTTTCTTCTCTAACCTCGCGCAACGCGCGATGTCCGAAGGTTAGTTTTCTGAGGTATAGTAGAGTAAGGTAAGGTTTTTTCGTTATATTTCTTTATACCCAAAATAGCTATGTTTTTTTGTTTACATTTAAAGAATATTTTCACTAAGATTTTATATCTAATTACGTATAATTGCCGCATGGATGATATAAATAAGAAAATAAGAACCCTACGAGAAACATATAATAGAGTTGAAGTTCTAGTAGAACAAGATGGTACTTTGCCTTCTAAAGTTAGATCTACTGACGCCGGTTTCGATCTATATGCTACAGAAGACATAACCCTATATCCAGGTCAGTCTGGAAAGACTCCACTGAATGTACGACTTAAACTTCCACCTAATACTTATGCTGAGATCACCACAAAGAGTGGACTTGGATCTAGAGGTCACTCTGTACGAGCTGGCATTATAGATGAAGAGTATCGTGGAGTTATCAATGTTATTCACTCTAATGTAGCACTCATAGCTGGTCTTGACCCTGAAGGTTTACCTCTGATGAACACAACACCCCTTGTTATCAAGAAGGGTGAAAAATTGGCCCAACTAATCATACATCCACATTCAAATCAATATTATGTAGCACAGGTTAAAGAGATGGATACTAATACTTCTAGAGGTGAGGGTGGTTTTGGAAGTACGGGAGTTTAACAAATAATAGCTAACTAAGTATAATGCCAATTATATGAAGTTAGACAATTTATCCAGCCTCTTTAAAACCTCCGTAAGAATTCAAGAGATAGATGCTATGGCCCCTAATACTGTATGGCCGGCAAATACGGAGATAACTATTACACGTATTCCAATTAGAAAGAGAGATGGATGGGACTCAGATAAGTTCTCTGAGTTTGCTAAGCGTCTCAAGTCGCAGATGGTACCTAATGGCATTGTCTTTCTAATTTGCTATGCCCCTATCGAAGCTAAGTGGCGACCTTTTGAAGTTGCTAAACTTATGGTTGACGCTGGATTCACTCATATAGACAATATAGCTATAAAGAAGACTTGGTTTCCAGGAAAACGATCAGAGACCAATCTTGTGAACTCCCACGAATATGTGCTTCATTTCTGTAATGGAGACGTGTGGAAATTAGATCGCTTACCCATAAAACAATATCTTAAGATGCATGATGACCTATCTTGCCCTGGCAATATCTGGGAAATCGAGACCGGTTCACTTGATGAGTCTTATCCTGTTGACCTTGCTGAACTACTAATTCGCATGACTAACTGTCTTCCAGGTTCTGTAGTCTTTGACCCTCATATGGGTGGAACTGGTTCTTTAAAGGCCGCACTTAAGCTAGGTCATAGTTTCTTTGGCTTTGAAACAGATAAGAAGCAACTTAAAAAGTATGAAAAAGTAGTAGAAGACTTTAATAAAGGAAAGATAGAAGATGACTCAAAAAGAAATAAGGGATCAAGTAGAAAATCTAATTCTGATGAGCAGGATTTCTAAACAATTTGCTCCGCAAGAATTTAAAACCATTAACTTAGTCCCCATAATGAATAGTTATTTTAATGTTGAGGCTATGAATGCAATTGTTAACAAAAAGATAAACTCATTAGTCGTTCAATGGAATCGTCAAGTTGGTAATAATAAATTTGAAGGAACTGAGGCGCACAGTGTTGGTAACTTACTTAATAAGTTTCGTATACGTTCATATGAAGATTTATTAGTTTCTAACTATATAAGAGAGCATTCTATAGTTCGTTATTATGGCCTTACAACAACTTTTGATAGAGTCGCGACAGCAACTTTAGTTTTAGTAGACTTTATTAATGACTTAGCATCAAAAAATCTAATAAGAGGAATATTAACTCCATTGATTGCATTAGAGTTAGTCGATGGTAAGTTTGCAATTGTTTCGTATATAGCTGTTGACCAATCAAATGAAGCATTAGTACAATCTATGTATGGATCCCTAGAATTTAAAGAGGGTGCTATACCATCGGAGTTTAAATGATCTATGAAAAATCGAAGGCCAAGAATATTACCTCTGACAAGGAAACAATTCGTAAGATTGTTCAGGACACCATTGATAAGATGGCTACTATAGTTGGGGCAACTCTAGGACCTGGAGGAAGATGTGTCCTTATTGAGCGAGATGGCCTGTCTCCGCTTATTACTAAGGATGGAGTTACAGTCGCTAAGAGTCTTGGACTTGATAATGCTGAAGCTAATATCATAGTTGATACAGCTAAAGAGATCTGTCTTAAGACAGCCAAAGAAGCAGGCGATGGGACTACTACAGCTATTGTGCTAGCAAATGCAATCACTAAACAGGGACTTGATTTTTTATCTAAGAATCCAAAATACAATCCACAACGAATGATTTCTGAACTGAATGAACTGTATGATACTGTAATTGTTCCCTTTTTAAGAGACAATGCTAGAAAAGCAGAAGGAAAAGAGGAGCTGATCAGTGTTGCAAAAATCTCGGCCAATGGTGATAACAAGATCGCTGAAGCAGCCACTATGGCCGTACTTAGCGCAGGCGAGGATGGTCATATACTTATTGAGGAAGCTCAAGGTAATCAATTAAGATTAGAAACAATGGATGGTTTCATTGTTACATCTGGTCTTCGTGATATTGGAGCAGTTGGTAGGGTATTTGTAAATGATCGCGCTTTACAGCAAGTAAAGATGGATAGGGGATTGGTATTTCTATATGACGGCACGCTTAACGACCTCAAAGTTCCATCGGCTATTCAGCACGCCATTGAGGGATCAAACCTCTTTGGATTACCAATCGTGGTATTCGCTCATGGCTTTGCTGATGTTGTTATCGAGGCTTTCGCCAGAACTACGAAAGGCGGTCTCACCGTGGTACCTGTAAAGACGCCAATGAACGGTGCTGCCAATTCTCGTTCTTCATTCCTGTTAGATATGTCTGCATATACCGGAGCAACTGTATATGATCCTGGTACAATTGAACAGTTCCTTGAAACTCCTGGTTTTGGTGGATTCGATGACGCTAAAGTTGGCATGTATGAATCTCTAGTTCGAGCAGTACCTGATGCAGATCGTTTAGATGTTAGGATCTCAGAATTAAAGCATCTCATGGAAGTAGCACCTTCAGATTTCGATAAGATGCATATTCGTGCAGCTATTGGTAAACTAACTGGTGGTATTTCAACGATATGGGTCGGCGGTGGATCAGAAGTTGAAGCCCGTGAGAGACGAGATCGTACAGAAGATGCTGTTGAAGCAGTAAAATCTGCTATTGCAGAGGGAATAATTCCTGGTGGTTGTACAGTTCAACTCACTATAGCAAATATGATACATCTACATCCCAATAAGAAGCAATCATGGGATATTATGGCTAAAGCATTACTTGAACCGTTCCAATTGTTGATGGGTAACTGTGGAGAGAATCCTGAAGATGTATGGCCAGTTCTTGGACCTAGTCTTGATATGTCTGCTAAACTAAAACAGATGCCAACTATGGTATTTGACGCTAATCAACATAAGCTTGTTGATCCGTTTGTTGAAGGAATTATAGAACCTGCCAAGGTTTGTCGTGTAACAATTGGTAATGCCTTATCAGTTGCAGGGCTATTAGTAACGCTTGGTGGAATAGTTGTAACACCTCGTGATTCAGGGTTAGAGAATCAACTCGCCCTATCTAAACAGGCATTTAAAGATATGATGGCTGGCGGCGGAATGGGAGCTGAGTAATGAATACCATATTACAAAATATATGGGTTAGATATGTGTTGATACTTTTCATAGGTATTTCGGTTGGAGTTTTGTTTTATCCTACAAAGAGCATTACTGAGAGGGTATCTCAGAAATATGAACAACAGATTACTCAGATGACTACTCAATTTCAAACGTATAAGAGTACATCAGAAGAGAAAATAACCTCTTTAACTTCACAGATCACAGATCTAAGTACTCATCAGAAGGTTGTGTACGAGAAGGTTATCAAACCAGATGGTACAGTTACTATTCATCGCACTGTAGTTAAGGACAGTAAAGAGACGGAGTCTGCAACTTCTCAAACTGAGCAAGATAAAGTTACTAAAATACAGAGTGAATTTGCCTCTAAAGAGAAGACTTATCAAGATACTATCTCAACTCTTGAGAAGAGCAAGACCGTTACTGTTAACGGTAAGAAGTTCGGTCTAGAATTTGGATACACATCTGATAGCTATTATTACCTACACCCTACAATGGATTTGTGGGGACCGATATATATCGGTCTTCAAGGTGAAACAAACAAGACTGATTCTAGATTAGGTTTTGGATTAGGTATAAGATTCTAACATGGCAAAATATAGATTTTTATGCCCATGTGGAGAAGAGGTAACTCGTTATGTTAAATCGACTATTGAGACTATTAGTTGCGACCTATGTAATTCTGATATGCAACGACAACTTCCTAACAGTGACAGCGGTAATACTCAGGTTCGCGAACTAGTTGATCCTTACACCAATAGGAAATGGGATAAGGATAACGACGCAATCATTAAACAGCGTAGAGATGACCATTACTGGGAAGTAGAAGTTCCTAGACTTATTAATACTCACTCTGTTCAGACTTCATTAGAAAAAGGTTGGCTGATTTACAATGCTAAGGGTGAACTCGTCATTAATAAACCTCCCTCTCAGCGTTAGTATAATCTATTAATGCGAATATTATCTCTTGAAGTATCAAACATTCTAAGTATAGAAACTGCTTCTATATCATTTCAAGACAATGGGTTAATTCTCGTAGAAGGATATAACTATGATACAGGTCGGGCAAACGGTGCCGGAAAGACTGCCATCTTTAACTGCCTTGCATTTGCTCTCTATGATAAGATTCCTAGAAAGATTACTGCGTCGGAAATTCTTAGACGAGGATCTAAATCAGGCTCGACGACAGTTAGTGTCTTATGCGGCGAGGATGTATGGGAGGTCAAAAGATCCAGACCCAAAGGTGTACAATTTTCAAAGAACGGTACACAACAAGACATAACACAAGAAGAGTTTGAGTTAAAGATTAGATTAACCTATGAACAGTTTCTCCTCACTGTATATGTTCCTCAGAGCAATTCAGGACAATTAAAGCGTTTTCTAGCATGTGCTGACGCTGACAAGAAGAAGTTCCTATTACAACTTCTAAACCTTGAACATTTTAACGAGTGTAAGTCTAATGTAGATGCAACTATAAAAACTATAACAGCGGCTATAGTGACTGAGACTTATAAACTCGAAGCAGTGTCATCTAAGATTGAAGCATATAAAGAGTCTCTAATAGATGCAACAGATGTAACAAGCGCCATTCAGTTATATGAGATCTCCCTAAAGACTTTGGAAAAAGACATAATTCGATACTCTAATATCAACAAGCCAGACTTAACTAAGTATGATGACAAAGAAGATAAGATTAGAATTAAGTTCAATGAAATTGCTAATGCTAAGGCAAGACGTTCATTATTGCACGATCAATACCGTAAACTTGCCAGCACTAAACATGAATATAATGCAGAAACTTCATGTACTGAGTGTGGATCTATACTGGATACTCCTGAAAGAAAACAGGCCCATATAGATCAGCAGCTTGAAGTAGTAGAAAAACTTAAGACTATGAAATTAGATATGGATGCTTGTGATGTTATTGTTGCAAAAGAACAGGCCATTACTGATCTATATAGGAAGCTGCGTGATCTAAAAAATAAGGAATCTTCAGATTTTCAAGCTGCAACCTTAAAACTTGGAGACCTGAGAAGTACAGCAAGAAACAAGCACAATCAGCTAGAGAATCTTCGCTTAAAACTTTTATCTAACTCAGAATTGCTTAACAAGATCGAAGTCTTAAACAAGTCAACTGTGCAAATTTTAGCCACTGTTTCTGACAAAAGGAACGAATTGGAGTTTTATAAAACACTATCTTTGGTGTATTCTCCTACCGGTGCTCAAGCATATGTGCTTGATTCTGTTGTAGATTCCTTTAACGAAGTGATCCCAAAGTATTTAGATTTGTTGTCTCCAAATATGTCCTATATTCTAAACTCATATAAAGAAACCTCAAAGGGTGATGTAGTGGCTAAATTCTCTGAGACCCTTACTAAAGGTGGTTCTGTAGTCTCTGTTGGTGGTCTATCCGGCGGAGAAGAGAAGGGCTTGTCTATATGCGTTGATTTTGCAATCCTAGAGGTACTCGAGACACAGTTTGGTATGAGTCTTAATCCAATCATATTAGATGAACCATTTGATGGCCTAGATGCCATGGGGCGCGAGATTGTAGTAGAATTGTTAGAACAACTGGCCAGGACAAGACAAATCTTTGTAGTTGACCATGCTAACACTACGCAGGTTCAATTTCAAAAGGTACTTCGTATTGAACTCAGAAATGACATCAGCAGTATCGTCTGATATAATTAGTTCATGGAAGAACTGTTCAATAAGCTTACTGAGTTAAGTGACATGTTAAAGGCTATTAAGTCTACTCAAGATGATGTCTCTTTTAAGGTTCCACCTATTAAAGGCATTACTCCTCCCGCTATGACAGCTACTGCACCATCAAAGCCTATAGCTCCAGCTCCAGAATCTAAAAAAGATCCTAAGAAGATTGCTGAACAGATTAAAGATGGTTCTATGTCAACTAAGACTCAGAAACCGCTTCTCAAGATAGATCAAAAGGGACAGTGGAGCCTAGTTCCACATTCTGATATTTAGTATAATCTTGTTATGGCAAAAGTACCTAAGAATCAAAGAGAGAACAATTTCACTTTAATACCCTCTGATTATCAACCCGTTGTAATTTCTTCGCTTAAGAGATCCTTCTCAAGAGGACTGGTTGTTAGGAATTTCTTAAGAAAGAATCGAAGAGAAGAAGATTGGCTTAAAAAAGATGGCTCTAAAGCTAAGAAAAAACATGTATTTTATACCTGTGCTGAATGTAAAAAAGAGTTCAATTCGACCCAAATTCAAGTAGATCATATAGAGCCTGTAGTAC